TTGCAGGGCTAAGAGCAGGATCAAGCAACTCTGTAGTATACATTACTGAATTGACTGAATGAGAATTCCTAACCCTGATACTTATAGACTTGCAAATAAATTGCATTCTATAACCACTTCTACAACCTCTACCGAAATGGCAGAGGCGGTTGGCTCTGGTATAAGTGCTGTAATGATAACAGCTACAGAGGATGCTTATCTTGCATTTGGTGGAGAGGTAGAGAATGTTGCATGGAGCGAGGTATCTGGCGCATGGTCGGCACAAACAAACTCATGGAAAGAGTACGATCCTGTTGGTGATGGCTATCAAGAGAAAGATTGGCCTACTTATTGGCGTATTAGTTCAGGGCAGAAGGTATCTGCTTTACAAGTATCAGCATCAGGAACAGTATATATTGCGGAGATGACAAGGTAATGGCGATAGGAACTTATGCGGAACTCCAGACTGCTGTGGCTAACTGGCTAGACAGGGGTGACCTAACAGATAGAATACAAGAATTTATAGACTTAGCCGAGGCAAGGATCAACCGTAACCTTCGGCTTAGACTTATGGAAACTACGGCTACTGGAACATTAACTGCTGGTACTAGGGATTATACATTGCCTACAGATTATATACAGGCGAGGACATTTCATTTGACTCTTGATCCTATAGTTCCATTATCTTATGTTACTCCAGAGATAATGAATAGGATATGGGGAGGATCTACTTCTGGAACACCAGAAGCCTTTACAATTATTGGGGAAAATTTTAGGCTTGGTCCTGCACCTGCAACCGCTGATGGTTATTCTATGCTTTATTATAAGCGAGTACCTGCATTAACTCCTGCGGCTACTACTAATAGTATGCTTACAAATAATCCTGATATATATTTATATGGGGCTTTATTAGAGGCAGAACCATTCTTACAGAATGATGCAAGGGTACAGTTATGGGCTACAGCTTACAGACAAGCTGTTAACGATTTACAAGTTCAGGATGATAAAGATCGTCACTCTGGTTCTGAGCTAAGAGTAATGAATACGAGTGGCTACTTTTAAAGGGGATTAATTATGGCATTAGAAACAGCAACATATATTAGCCAACTAACAGCTACAAATCCAACATCTAGTGATCCTGTGTCGCAAGGTGATGACCACCTGAGGCTAATTAAATCAGTATTGCAGTCACAGTTCACTACATTAGGTGCGGCGGCAGTAACCACTACGGCGGCAGAACTAAATCTGTTAGATGGTAAAACAGCAGTAGGTGATGCTTCAGGGCCGGGGTCTAGCACAGATGATGCGATTGCAAGGTTTAGTGGAACTGGTGGAAAGACATTGCAGAACAGTGGAATAACTATTAGCGATGCGAACCTTTTAAATATGGGAGATAATGTTATAGGTAAGCCAGAGATAAAGGATTACTCAGAAAGCTATAATGCGTCATCAGGCAATGGTACTGTGACGTTGGATATTGAAAATGGAAATGTTTTTCAACACACAGCATCTGGAGGAAATGTCACATTTGCTTTTTCCAATCCATCCGCATCAGGAAAATCCTGCGCCATTACTTTAAAGTGGATACAAGACTCTTCTGATAGGACAATCACTTGGCCGGGGTCAGTAGATTGGGCAGGTGGTTCTGCTCCAGATGTTACAAGCGGAAGCGGAAAGGTCGATGTTTACACTTTCTTTACGGTTGATGCAGGAACGACTTGGTATGGATTTCAGGCAGGCGCGGACTTATCGTAATGTCGGCCTTCACTGAAAAAAATACATTAATGGGGGCGGCTGGAGCTGGAACGTCTGGAGATCGCGGTGTTGGGATGGCGGCAGAAACAGACAGCGGTAACACAAATGTTATTCAGTATGTCGAAATATCGACAACTGGAAATGCCACAGATTTTGGTGATTTAACTGGCACTTACACTTATGGCGGTGCTTGCTCCAATGGAGGCTCTGACAGGGGGATACATGGTGGTGGTCAAGGATACACGGATGTCATTGATTACATCACGATTTCAAGCCCCGGCAACGCGACTGACTTTGGCGACCTCACAGTTGGACGTTCAAACACTTGCGGTCTTTCAAATTTAAAAGATGATCGCGGCGTATTTGCAGGTGGTAGTGTCTCTGGAAGCGAATCTGATGTAATGGATTATGTTACTATCAGCTCTACAGGCGATGCTACAGACTTCGGCGATCTTCCATCAACCCATAAATCAAGTAATGGCGCTTTCTCAAACGGAACAGATGATCGCGGTGTTATAGGTGGTGGGTGGACATCTTCAACTTATTCCGATGTGATTTCCTATATCACAATTACCAGCACTGGCAATGCTTCTGATTTTGGTGATTTAACGGTATCGAGAAGGTCAGTTCAAGGGGTGAGTAACGCAACGGGAGGTCGAGGTGTTTTCGCTGGCGGAGTTAATAGTAGTGGAACCCGTGTTAATACAATGGACTATGTTACGATTGGATCGACAGGTAATGCCACAGACTTTGGCGATCTTTCTGTTGCCAGAAGTTTAGGAGGCAATACTGGGGCTTCAAATGGAACCAATCAACGTGGACTGTTTTTTGGCGGCGACACTCCAGCATACAGCGATGTCATTGATTACATCACGATTAACAGCACTGGCAACGCCACAGATTTTGGTAACTTAATCGCCGCTGGAAACGGAGTGGCTGGGTGTAGCAACGCATGAGCAAAGAAATATCCATAATATCTGACATTAACTCAGAGCTTGCTGTAATTGATAATAAAAAAATGGCAAAGATCAATGAAAGAATGAAAGAAATTGATCGCGCTAATCTCACGGCATCCAAAAAGAATACGCAATCCACAAGTCAGTTGATGACTTTGACAATGCTGTGTGATGCGCCGTACAGAAGGTTGAGGCAAGTATTGTCGCAGATCGAAAGAAAAAGAGAAGCACTAGAAGATGCTTCATTCCGTTTTAGAAAACAAAAAATACAAATAGATCGGTATCGTAAAAGTGGAGATGAGTTATTAATTCTTAAAGCTGATGAATTAGAAAATCAAATTTTAAGATCTAAGAACTACATTGAAGCCGCGCTAAAAGAGCTGGCTACTTATCAAGATGTCTATGAGGAGATAAAAACTTCTCATAATATTCCTGATAATTGGGATGAGATGGACATGGAGAAAGAAGAAATATCTAACCACATCAGAATGGCGTTCAGAAATGGTGTTAGAAATATGGTGACCAACGGTACTTTAGGCAATGGGACTTTGGAATATTTGGAGCAGTTTGGCATTCACCCTATAACTGCCAAGCAAGTCATAACAGATTATCTTTCTGAAGTTGAAAAAATGATTAATGAAAAAAAGATGCCATCTATAAATCATTTGTACGACTTTTTGGATCAATGTTCTGACATTTTTCAAGATGCTCATAAAGCCGTTATGAAGAGAATTGGAATTCACGAACTGATTAAGGATGAATATTTATTTACAGAAATGAGGGACATAGCATGAACTACGCTAAAATTGAAAATGAGCAGATTGTAAAATATCCGTATACGGTTATCGACCTTAAAGCAGATAACCCTAATGTCAGTTTTCCAAAAAACGCTTTAAGCATATCAGATATTAGAGAAGATTATAGTATCGTTGAAGTTGCGCCTGTGTCTGCGCCTGAATCTGAAACTCATAATGTAGCAGAAGTGTCTCCAGTGAAAGTGTCTGGAGTATGGACGCAAACATGGTCTGAGTCAGAAAAGACTGATGAAGAAAAGAATTCAGTAGCAGTAACGAATAGAGTAGCTGAATATGGAACGGTTGAGGCTCAATTGGAATTTATAACGGAGAATGGTTTGGCCGCATGGCAAACCAAAGTATCTGAAATTAAGGCAAAATATCCCAAAGTATGAGCTTAGTTCCTATAGAGAAAGTAGGTGAATTTGGAATTGTCAAAGATATTAACGCTTGGCAATTGCCTAACAATGCGTGGACAGAAGGGAATAATATAAGAGCAGAGCATAACGCAATACAAAAAAGTCCCGGTTATTTAGAGGTTATGGAGTCATGCCCTATAGATCCATACTTTATTACGAACTTAGAAATAGGTGGAGCAAACTATTGGATAGTCGGAGGGCTTACAAAGATATATGTACACAATGGAACAACTTGGACAGACATCACAAGATCTAGCGGAGATTATAATGCAACTGCTAAGGAGAATTGGACAGCCACTGTTCTAGGTGGAATACTTATAATGAGCAATGGGTTTGATGATCCCCAGTTTTGGGCGTTGTCATCAGGGATACCATCAGTTAGCACAAGAATGGCAGACCTTACCAACTGGCCTGCCAGTACAGAATGTAAATCGCTAAGAGCCTTTAAGTCCTTCTTGATTGCGTTAAATGTTACTAAATCATCAGTGCCTTATACTAGTCTTGTTAAGTGGTCTACTGCGGCGGCAACGCAAACTGTGCCGACCTCATGGGATGAAACCTCGGCTACCGTAGATGCTGGCGAGTATGCTTTAGAGGACAGTAAAGGTATTATAGTTGATGGGTTACCTTTGCGCGGTGACTTTATGATCTATAAGCAATACTCTACTTATAAGATGAGTTATGTTGGTAATCCGTTTATCTTCTCCTTTACACAGCTATCTCCTAATGTTGGAGCTTTAGCGAAGAACTGCGTTAGAGAGTTTGATGGTGGTCATTTTGTAATGGCTTATGGTGATATGTATATCAATACTGGTGATAGACTTACATCTATTCTGCCACATAAAATGAGAGATTTTATATTTAATGATATTAATGGAGATGAATTTGAGAAATGTTTTGTTACGGCTGACTACAATAAAACAGAAATGTGGGCTTGCTATGTATCATCAGGTAACGTAACCAATGCCCAATGTGACAAAGCTCTTGTATGGAATTGGAGCAATAATACTTTTACTATACGTGACTTACCTAATGTTGGCTTTATTGAGTTTGGCACTGAGGGTAATCCTCTAGCTCCGGGGTCGTGGAACTCGGCAACATCTACATGGGCTACTGATACTCTTAATTGGAATGAGTCTGTATCCACATCTTACTTTAACTTGGCTGGTAAGAGTTTAAGTATGGCCTCGCCAACTAACACAAAGATATATAGGGATAATGCTGGCAATAAAGCAGATACATCTAATATGACAAGCTATATACAACGGACTGGCTTAACTGTAGATGAGTCTGGTGCTAATAATCAAGCAATGGTAAAGCGTGTAACTGCCGTATACCCTAAGATGTCTGCATCTACTGATTCTACTATTAATGTATATGTGGGTCATCAGATGTCAACAGAAGAGGCGATTACATGGGAGGGTCCAACAACCTTTAACCCTGCTACCCAGTCTAAAGTATCTTGTAATGTATCAGGTAAGTATATAGGTGTTAAGTTTGAGTCAACAGGAGATCAAACTTGGAGGCTTGATGGCTATACTTTAGATGTAAAGAATGCAGGAACTAGGGGAAGCAGGAGCTATTAATGGCTACATATTCAGATAGAGTTGTTAAGTCTGTAACACATTATACTCCGGGTCCGTTACCCTTAGATAAGGATGATATAGATGTATATCTTATTAATGAACTGCAAAGGTTAGGCGATATTATATACAATCAAGCAACATTTAGATTGGAGAGAACTCATGCCGAACCGCAAAGACCGCGAGAAGGTGATGTCAGATACGCCGATGGGACAAACTGGAACCCCGGAGGCGGAGAAGGGATCTATTACTTTAAAAAGGGAAGCCCCGGATCTTGGGTCAAGCTCGGTTAAAGTATTACTTATAAGTCCAGAAGATATTGATCTTGTATGGGATGAGGCAGAGCCATTAATAGACTTAGCACTCAAGCATTCAGAAGGGGAGTTAATATCTTCTGATCTAATTCCAATTATAAAAAGTGGTGAACAGCAGTTATGGGTAGCCATAGAGGATAGCGAAATTATAGCATCTATGGTAACAGAGATTATTTCTTACCCAAGAAAAAGAATATTAAGAGTAATAACCATAGGCGGAAAGGATGGAAGGGGTATAGATAAATGGTACACATTCCTACCTTTGATTGAAGGGTTTGCTTTGAAGCATGGATGCAAATCATTAGAGGCATGGACAAGAAAAGGAATGGCAAGAAAACTAAATGACTGGAAGAACTCATATATGGTTATAACTAAAGATCTGAATCAGAGGATGCAATAATGGCTGAAATATTTTACGATATACCTGTAGATACATCAGATTATACTGATGTAAATATGTCTGATGTTCTCTCTGACTATATGAGTATGCTGTCTCAGCAATCAGCTAGCGAGCCTACTATAGACCCTTCATTATATTTAGGTGATATATCTTTGCCTAATTATTCTGGTGGTATAAACCCAAGTGATTATCCACTATACCCATCATTCTTGGATTATACTCCACCGAATGTTGGTTACATTCCATCTAAATATAATCCTATTTCTTTAGAAGGTGTTAACCCACTGAAGACCTCAGAGCAGATAAGTAGTGAACTTACATCAGGCTATGATCCAAGCAATACGTCTGGCCCCGGAAGGTACGATCCTTCACATAATATTACACCAACTGGAGATCCTGTGATTCCCGGTGAAAATGTATGGTACTTTGGGGGTAGTGCTTATTATAATCCTGATGAGTATTTTAGGGCTGTGAATGATTATTATGACCACGGAATTGTTAACAGACAATTACCAGCAGGTATGGTAGACTGGGATAATATCTCTCAAAGACAGTGGACCAACCCTGATACTGGGGAGGTTGTAAAATATACAGCAGACTTAACAGACTTAGATAAAAGCGAGGCATCCAGACTAGAAGGCTTGAATTTATTACAAGATGAATTATGGTATCTCGAAAGAGAGGAACAAGAAGCAAGAAACAAGGCTTTAAAAGAGCAATTTAATAAACCTCTTGAAGATGACTTTGCACAGATATTAGATGCGGCTAACAAAAATATAGTAACAGATAAAGACAAGTGGGGCAAGGCTCATTGGGATGCTCATGGTAGGGCAGAGGGAAGAACATTTACTGATGACTTTGGAGATTATGTAGACCAGTATCCAGACTTATTAGAGGCTTATAACAAATATGTAGAAGATCCTTATCATGACCAAAGAGGATTTTTAAATATAAGATTTCTTACGCCGGGAGAATAAATTATGTCAGGAGGAACGCAAGTAACCACAACCACATCACAGCCTTGGGCTAAGCAAGAGCCATACTTAGAGGCAGGATACAGAAGAGCAGAAGATTTATATCGGACCAATAGATTTACTCCAGATTTTTATGGAGCAGAAGGTACTATGTCTCAGGGTGCTATGGCGATTCCGCAAGTGGCTCCGGGGGTAGCGGCTTTTACTCAAAGACAATTAGACCCTATGATGGCGGCATACAATTACGCTATGGGGCCAAGAGCGCGAGCATTACAAAGCGCAAGTGAAGCTGGATATTTGGGAGGAGCAGGAGTTCCCGGCATACTTCCTTATGCTCAAGGAATAATGAACTATGGGTACAATAGGGGTCAGGCTACTGGTCCCGGTGGATATGCTTCAATGCTTCCCTTCCAAGAAGGGCAATACGAAAGTATGCTAAGAGGTGACATAGATACAGGTCAGTTTGGGGATATTGCTGATGTTTATAGAAGGGAGGCTCAGACTCAATTAGAGAATGAGATGTTACCAGCTATACGAAGCAAACTTATAGGGTATGGTCAGACAGGTGGCAGTACCAGAGGAGATCTAATACAAGCTAAAGCTATTTCATCTGCTAACCAAAGAGTCTCAGATAATATAGCTAAGGCTATGTTTGATGCCCAGACACGAGCAACGGCAGGAAGATTGCCAGCTGCACAAATGGGATTGGCTCAACAGCAATTTGGAATGGGCTATGGCTTAGAAGGAATGCGTGGAGCAAGAGAAGCGATGGGTCTTTATCCTACACTAACAGCTACACCTTTTGCCCCATTAGCTCAGGCTCAACAGATTGGAGAGCAGGAAAGAGCATTAAGGCAAGCCGCACTTGCTAGGGATATGGCTAGGTATGAATACCAAGCAAACCTACCAACCAGAGGATTGCAGTCTTATCTTGCTGGTGTTGGTGGACAGCCGGGAGGAACTTCCGTAACAACTGGTCCATCAGGTGCAAACTTAGGTAATACTTTATTAACCGCTTTAATAGCGTCACAGATATAAGGGGGATGATATGTGGGACAACATTCAAGAGCTTATTAAAGCTATGGCAGAAGATGAGTTTATATCTGAAGCCTTATTAAATTCTATGGGGCATACAGAGTCAATGCCTATGCAAATAAATCCATTGACTCTTGGGGCATCTAGTTCTGGTCGTATCACGAAACAGAATGATGGAAGTTTTCAACGAGAAGTTCCAAATTATAATTTGTTAAAGCAACTGTATGGCTTTGGAATTTCGCCACCATCTAAAGATGAATGGATTTACAAAGATGGAAGGTGGTTAGTAGATCCAAATTATAAAATGTTTAAAACTAAAAATACATTACCTGAAGATCCTCCAAGATATAAAAAACTACCAAAAAGCACAACTGATGCTGTAATAAAAAAAGAGAAAACAAAAGAAGATGCTTATGATAAGTCAATGTTTAGGAATCTTTTTCTGATATCGGCACTAGACGCAATGCAAGGCAAATCACCGCAACCTGCGCCCGTTGTTACAGGCGGCCCAACTAGAGAATTTCCTAGCATGGCTAGAATGATGACCCCTATGGAACAACAAAAGCCATATTGGTGGGTATCAAGGAGCGTATAATGGCAAAGAGAAAACTAATAGTACCCGGAAGCGAAGCAGATGTTATGGTTCAAGGATTAAAAAATCCTAAGAAATTATTAAACTTTCTTGCAAACCAAAGCAAAAATACTGGAACTAGAGTACCATTGAAGAATGCTGGTCAAGGCAAGGTTTTTGCCAGTGATGTGTGGAAAGGTTATGCTGATAAGCCGGGTGGACAAAGGCTAGTAATTAGCGGAACTCCAGCTAGTAGCTCTGTTAAAGTGTCACCTCTTGGTGAAGGGCCACAGGGAAGTATTACTAAAAAGTTTTACCCTGCCACTTATGAGCCTTCGGAATATGTTAGCAGAGTTAATCAAGAACCAAGGCCTAAGAATTCTGGATGGGTAAGCAAGATGGTGTTAGGCGATCAAAATCCACCAAGATCAAGCATCGGGTATCTTCCAAATCGTCAATCTGTAGGTGATGCTTGGACAGACGCAATGAGACACAGGACTTATAATCCAGATATATATTGGGATCATATTGCCGGCGAAGATATTTTAGGTCGTCCCGTTACGCGAGAGCAAGCAGACCAACCAACTGATTTTCAATATACTCATGGAGATCCAAGAAGAAGTTATGTATTTGGAGACATGATGGCTCCGGGTGTAGGGTCTGCCCCTCTTCCAGAGGGAGTAGTTTACCCTACTTTTACACCAAGAGGCACTTCTAATGGGAACATGGGTTATAGAAAACACCTTTTAAACATAGGTAATATATTAAATAGAATGGGACCAGTATTTCAAGGTGTAGACGATAGGTTAGAAAGAAACAGGATTAATAGACTTATGAGATTTAATCCTGACCCATACTACGGAAGGGGGTTATACTAATGATTATTCCTGCGCTAAATTTAGCGAGAGCAGGTCTTACTGGATTAGGTAGAGGCATTGCATCTCGTTATGCAACAGGTCGAGGTATTGCAGGTTGGCCTAAAAGATTGTATGCCAGAAAAGAATATAAACGACCAGTAGTAGAAAGGACGGGTGAAGGGTTTAAGACAAGACCTGTTTATGAAATTGATTTTAAAACAATGGCAAGACAGCCAAAGATGGAAACAATGCCCCAAGGACAGTTCTATCAAGGCCCAATGGGAATGACTAAGGCTCTTGCGAAAACTGGTGCAGTTGCCGGAGGTCTTGGTTTAGCAGCTACTCCATTCTTACCTGAAAAAGGAGAAGAGACTCCAAAAAAAGATAGACCGCTTGTTGGAGAAGTTCCTTGGTCTGCACCAGAGGATATGATGACATATGCTGAAGGTGTAGAAGCCTCTGCTAAGAAAAAAGATGCCATGCTTAAAGATATGGTTAAGTACAGTGTGCTTCTCTCGGCACTTGGTCAAGGCGGAGGGAAAGAGCTAATGGAACAGATGATGGATGTAATGGATGCAGAGCTAGAAGGTGAAGAAGATGTAAGGTTTGCCAAGGCTGTGCAAGCAGTTTATGGTGGTGGCAATCCACCTCAAAGTGCTAGAGAGGCTTATGAAAGGCTTGCGCCTATAGTTGGGCCTGAACACGCCGCAACATTATCTGGTCATCAGCTAGGGTTTGAGCAGAAAAGAACTGCTAGTGAGAGACTTAGAAGAGATATAATAGATGCTTTGGAGACAGGCGGAAGGGAAGCCGCAATTAACGTTATTACATTGGCGTGGACTTCAGATCCGGGAACAATGCCTCAGAGTGCTAAATTAGCTGGAACTTCTGAGGAAAGGCTAAGAGCAATTGCTGGTCAAATGGTTGATAGCATACAGTCAGGTGGCAGTGCGCTAATACACTCTGTAGAGGACGATTAATGCCAACAGTTAGATTTACGGCTAATGGTAAAAAATACAAAGCTCAAGTTGCACAAGGCTTTCTTGATCTCACAAAGGCCGAACAAGAGAGCATGCTGTATGAGCGTGTTCAACCTAAAAGCCAGTTTGCTAAAGACTTAGAGAAAGGCTCAAAAGATAAAGGCTTCCTTCATACCCTTGGCTTGCTTGAAAGACCAGCCCAAGCATTAAAGGTTGGTATTAAAGAAGCCTTTGATAGAGATGATGAAGGGTTCCTTGCTGGTGCAAAGAGGGGGTTAATGGGTGAAGAGGAAGTCAGAACTCAGGACTACCTAGACCCGTCATTGCCAGCGTGGTATCGTGGTATAGTAGGGTTTGCAGGAGATGTTTTAACTGATCCTTTAACCTATGCAGGAGGGGCAATAGGAAAGGCCGCTGTAGGTATAGGTCGTGGCATTAAAGCATCTACTCCGCCTCAAGCCGCGAAGTGGTTACAAAGTATCAAAGAAAAAGATGTAGTCAAAGATATGGCCAGAGGCTTGAATATCCCTTATGGTGATGCAAGAAAAGTTAAAAGCTCTGGGCAAAGAGCTGCGGTGCAAAGAGAAAGAATAGAAAAAGAACTAGCCAAAGAGCTTCCAGCAATGCAAGACTGGGTTAAGAAGAAAGCAAAACAAACTGGTAACAGTGTTCCAGCGGTGAAATCAGCATTCGTTAAGTGGTTAGATAGACCTGTAATTCGAGACGAAAAGAAAAACATTCTTACTGATTGGGATGAAGCTCAAGAGCTAGCACTCAAGAAGGAAGTTGCTGGCACTATAGGTGAGGATGGAGTAACCTACATAGATGAATGGGAAAGAAAGTTAGCAAAAATGCTGCAACAAGAAAGGGCGGCTGGTATAGGGGTGAGAGCATTGATAATGCGCCACTACTTTCCTAGATTTATCACTCCAGAAGCTAGAGAATTAATAGATAAGAAAAAGATTATAGAGGAGTTCATTCCTAAAGATCCATTTACTGAGGTTGATGAACCTTTACTGTACTTAGGGAAGGAAACTTTTAAGAAAGAAAGAACTGCTGACCCAATGCTAAGTGTTGAAGATATTAATATGCAGAAAATATCTGAACTTAATGGGACAGGTGTAACTAACCCTGCTGACATACCTCATCAGACTAAATTTTTGCACGATGATCCTACGGTTGCTATTGGTCTGCGCTTTGTAGATCATGCTACATCTATGCAGAAGAAAACATTTATAGATGAGATAACTGATTCAGGCAAAGCCTTTCAGGTTGATGATCCTATGTCTGTAGATCCTAAAACATTGGCTGGTCTACCGCCATTTATAGGTGTAGGCAGGTGGATGAGGAGAAATCCAGATAATCCTGACATAATTGAGCAAAGATATATAAGTGGATATGACCAAAGAAAGTTTATAGAAGATCCTAAAACAGGAAAGAGAACCTTTGTCCGAGATGACGATAGGGTGCAATGGGAATGGAAGCCTATCGAAGAGGATATGTCTGATTGGGTATCTGTTAAAGGCATAGCTCCTAAGTTTAAAAATCAAGAGGAGCTTTTAAAACGGGCAGATATAGAACAAGCAACAGCTTATGGTATAGCAACGTTACCAAAGGGTGCAGCGCAAGGAAAGGGTTTAGGTTTAACTGAGTTAGAGGCTTTAAAGCATTCAAATAAAGTGAGACAAGAGTTCTTAAAAAATGCAGAAGTAGAGATGGTGTTTAAAGCCCCAAAGCAGGTAGCAAAAGATATAGAACAGCAATTAGAACTGATGGGTGCTAAGTCTCCAGACAGCCCTGCCCTAAAGAAGTTCTTAAAGTTTTATGATGGAATACAAAACCCTTGGAAAGCATGGACTCTAGCTATAAGACCAGCATATCATACTCGTAATGCTATAGGCAACATCTTTAATGCTTATATAGTTACAGGGTTAGGGTCTAACATACCAAAAGCTATAGAGACTTTTAAAGATGCCGCCAAACTGCAATACTATTCTAGGTTTGAAGGGCAAGAGGCATTAAGAAAGAACCTATACAATACACTCACAGATGATGGAAAAAATATTAGATCCGATACACTAAAGTCTATGCCTAAGATTGATGACTCTGCCTATTATGCAGATGATTTTGCTGACACTGGTTACTCGATGGGTAGAATTGAGAATGAGGCCCGTGATCGAGGGATCAATGCTGGTCACTATAGAAAGGATATTACTCGTGATGAAATGACAAACATGGAATACGAGTTAGGGGTAGGCAAGTATCAGAAATGGTCTAAAGTCTTAGGTCAACAGAACCCAGCTATCAAAGTTGGATTTGCTTTTGGTGGGACTGTAGAGGGTAACGCTCGTTATGCTATCTTTCTTAACACTTTAAATAAGATAAAGAAAGGTGAGGATATGGAGTGGGTTGCGCCTGACGGAAAGAAGGTGAAGCTATCTGACTTTGGAAAGGATGACCATACATACTGGACTACAGACTTAGAACAAGTCGATGGTATATGGAAGCAGAACAGAAGATTAATGACCAGAGATGATGCTATATTTGACATAGCATCTAACAAAGTTAAAGAAGCCCTGTTTGATTATGCTGATCTATCTATGTTTGAACGATCTTTTATGAAGAGGCTGATGCCATTCTATACATGGAGTAGAAAGAACTTCCCTGTTCAGATTAAGCATCTTGTTCTTAATCCACAAAGAGCAGAGAAGTTACATTTAGCTAAAGAACAGTTTGAATATGATACAGGCGACATTACATGGTCTGATATAGGTAAATTCTGGGGCAAAAGAGTGCCAGTATTTTTAGGGAAAGAGAACGCTGGTGTAGTTAAGGCATTCACTCTTCTCAATACCATACCTTTAACTGAATTGCAAAGAGTGATGTCACCCAAAGATCTAATCTCAGAAATGGTATCACCTATTCCTAAAGAGATATTCGAGCAGCTGCTTAACTATGATACCTTTAGAGGCAAACCAATAACAGAGTTCTCTTATCTAGGGTTAGGTGAAAGCAAGGATTTTCTTGGAGTAGACTTACCTCCTAGACTATGGAAGTTAGCACAGTTAATTGTACCACTTGGAGAAATTAACAGGCTTAATCCCGGTGGAGTTTTTGGGGAGAAAACTATAGACCCTATGACTGGTGAGCCTAAAGTAGAACCTTCTTTTATTCCGGGTGTTGCGCCTAGACAAAGTAACCCTGTTGATATTGCAGAGGTAGCTAGATGGGTAAGGTTTTTTACAGGGTTTAAGATTCATGATATTGACCTGAATAGACAAAGGTATTTTAATGCAAAGAATATTCAAGGGGATATTAGCAGACTTAAATCAAAGTTACAATACGCTAGAGCGCATGACAGAAATGCTTATGCTGATAAAATATTATTAGTGATAGATGAACTAGAAAGGCAAGCTCTGTTAGAAAGACAATGAAGAGAATATTGATAGCTTTAATGCTATTGTCTATGCCAGCTTCATCAAATATGAGGGCTTTAGAAATACCAGTTAACAGTGTATGTTGGGACTCAGTCAAAGAGGCTCTTGAATATCACGCAACTATACGCGAACTACCTATAGTTAACATGAAAAGCGGTGATCTTAGTGGGGCTATACTTCTTGTTAACCCTGACAATACTAAATGGACTTTTCTTGCCTACAAAACTAACCCAGTAACAAACCAAACTGCGGCTTGCGCCTTCTTTAAGGGGGATAATTGGGATGTTATTATACCACCAAAACCTGAAGAGAAGATTGAATTATGACAAACGGATTTCAGTTTAGTAAGAGCGTTTCATTTGGGCATATCATTGCCACTGTAGGAATTGTTATAGCAGGATTTACATTCATCTATGATCTAAGAGAGGCTATTAGCATCCTTCAATTTAAGGGTGAGACAGTTGAACAGAGACTAGATAGAATTGTAGTGAGAACAGATGACCAGTTCGATCAGATAATGGATCATCTAATTAGATTAGAAGAAAAAATTGACACACTTAACGGAGAATAATTATGGCTGAACTAGTATTAGCAGGTGGTATAGTAGTATGGATGGTGGGCAGAGGCTTTGGGTTCTGGTAATGTCTACTCATCTTAAACTTGTAGGGGAAAGTTATGGAAAGCATTTGGGATTTACTCTCAAACTTAGTCTTCACCTATTACTTCTTTGTATTGTTTCTATAATTCATGGGTTAATTCCTTGGATTTTTTCTGGGCAAGTATCGAATGGTCTTAAAAAGATTATCTCAACACTAGAAGAAAGAACGAAAATAAAAAAATAGAATGACCTATAACTACAAATTTAACAAAGTATTTAGAGGAAGATTTGCAGGGAGAACAGGAAGATGAGCAAAGACCCTAGACTTAAACGTGCTGGAGTATCTGGGTTTAACAAACCTAAACGTACACCTAGCCATGCTAC